TCCCGTTGACGTTGTATCCCGTTCAGGCGGACGGGTCGGGTGTGCAGTCGCTCGGGGACATCACGCCCGTGGGCACGACTCAATCGGCGACAGCCGAGTACACCGTTCTAATTGGCGGGATCCCGAGTGCTAAGTTTGTGATCGAAGCGGGTACCGTTGTGCTCAACGACATCGGTGAGGCCATCACGGCCGCGATCAACGGGAATGTGAACATGCCGATGATTGCTGCGGACACGGTGCCTCCGGTCTCTGATCTCACCGCGAAGTGGAAGGGTGCGGCTACGAACGATCTCACCGTGTCTATCACGGGCCCGGATAACGGAATCACGTTCACGTTTACGCAGCCGGTGAGTGGCGCCGTGAACCCGGACATTACGCCGGCTCTCGATAGCATCACGAATATCTGGGAGACGTTGATCGTCAGCTGCATGGAGCACGACGATACGACCACCCTGAACCTCCTCGAGACGTTTGGGCTCGGCCGTTGGGGGACGCTCGTCAAGAAGCCGGTCATCGCGCTCACCGGCTACACGGAGTCGACCACGGCCGCGGGCATTGCGATCGGGGATGCACGCAAAGCTACCGACCGGATCAACGGCTACATTACGGCCCTCGGGTCGGTGACGCTCCCGCTTCAGGTTGCCGCTCGCGGGGCCGCACGGATCGCCAGGCAGGCGAATGACAACCCCCCGGTGGGCTACGCCACCCAGCTCCTTGACGGCGTGTCTGCGGGCGCTGAGTCGCTCCAGCTGAGCTATGCGGACTCGGACGCGTCGGTCAAGGCGGGCGTAAGTACGTCCAAGTTGATCGGCGGTGTTGTGGCTCTGGAAGACACGGTGACGTTCTACCACCCGGACGGCGAGGACCCGCCTGCCTATCGCTACGTCGTGCAGATCGTCAAGGTGATGCAGATCATCTTCAATCTCGATCTGATCTTCAACTCCGATGGTTGGGCGGCGGCGCCGCTCATCCCGGACGATCAGCCTACGACGAACTCGGCGGCACGGTCACCGAAGGCGGCCAAGGCTGCAGTCAACGGTATGATCGATGGACTGGCGCTCGCTGCGATTCTCAGCGACCCGGAGACTGCCAAGGCGCTTACGACTGCAGTGATCAATTCGGGCAACCCGAATCGTCTGGACGTCGAGCTCACGGTTCAGATTTCCGGCAACACGGGGATCATTTCGATTGATCTCAACTTCGGATTCTTCTTCGGCACCGCAGCGGTTCTGTAAGGGAGGCGTACCATGGGCGCTACAGGCGGCAGTATCGAAAGTGTCACGTTGGATGGCCGGACGTTTGCTGTCGCGGCCGACGCGGACTCGCAGCGTTCACTCGGTGGCTTCAACAACGAAGTCGAAGCGAACGGGGACGGCTCGAGTCGGCTGCTGAAGACCCGTATGCCTTGGGAAGCATCCGACCTTACGCTGTCGATCGATGACCTGAACGGAGACCACGAGTTTCTGCAGAATCTCGCGGACGGCAACAGCCTGTTCCCGATCACCGCGGCCTACGCCAGCGGCGCGATCTTCCAGGGAACGGGTCAGATCGTTGGCGAAATGAAGGTCTCGAGCGCGAACGCCACGGCTGCGGTCGGGCTGAAGGGCTCGGGGAAGATGACACAGCAACCGTAACCTAGGAGACAGCCCCAAATGTCTGAAGAGGTAGTGAACAGAGAGACGGCCGAGAGTGACTTCGAGCGCTTCGCCACGGCGTGGTGTCTGGACACAGACACAGCGTCGATGCCGGAAGAGGACAGCGACACTTTCGCAGATCTCAAGCGGAAGATCGTCAGTGTCATCTCGGGTGGGTATCTGGCAGTGAGCGACGACGGTGAGCAACTCTGCTATCAGCTTCGGTTCCCTACCACGGAGGGGCTGACCGAGCTGATGATGCGCGTCCCGCCCGGTTCCGCCCAGGTAGCGTTCGACAAGCTCAAGGACCGCCAGAAGATCGGGAAGCTCAACGCTTACATGGCGGCGATGTGCAAGACGAACCCAGCGGTGTTCTCACGGATGGATGGACGTGACCTCAAGATTGTTCAGGCGGTAGCGACAATTTTTTTGGCTTCGTAGCGTCGCTGCTCGTCGTCCGGACGAAGGGCGAGGCTAGAGAGGTACAGCACAGAGGAATCGAAGGGGTCTTAGTGATGCTGAAGCAGATCTACCTCGACTACTCCTCCCTGCCGTCTCTCGACGAGATCGAATTCCATCAGATACGGTTTTTCTACGACGGCCTTCGAGGTGACTTGAATGGCGGGTAGATTTACCGTAGAAGCCGTGTTCAAGGCGATCGATAAGATCACTGCCCCGGTTACGCGCATGGGGAATCGCGTCGGCAAGACCTTGCGTGGAATCAACGCAGGCGTCAAGCGGGTGAGCGCGGGCTTCCGGAAGCTCGGCAAGTCGGTCGGTCCTGCGCTCGGCATCGCGGGCGTAGCGGGTGCGTTGCTTGCCGTCAAGATGGCGATGGGTGACGTGATCACCACAGGCGCGGACCTCGAGCAGTCGCTTGTGAGCGCGGGCGTTCGTTTCGAAGAGCCTATCTTTCGTGGCACCAAGGCGTTCGAGGAACTCGAAGGGGCTGCCCGTGAGGCTGGCCGCACCACAGAGTTCACTGCGAATCAAGGGGCGTTGGCTCTCAAGTTCATGGCCAAGGCCGGCTTCGATGCGCAGTTCTCGATCGCGTCGCTCCCTGCGTTGGTCGATCTGGCTACAGCTTCGGAGCAGGATCTCGCGAGAGCAGCCGACATTGTCAGCGACTCGATGGCGGCGTTCGGCCTCATCACGAACGACGCTGAGAAGAACATGGCGGCGCTTACACAGACGTCTGATCAGATGGTGAAGGCTGCGAATAGCGCGAATCTTGGCATGGAAGATATGTTCGAGACCATTAAGCTCGGCGCGCCGCTCGCTACCGCCGCCGGAGTGTCTATGGATGAGCTGATCGCGATTACCGCCCGTCTCGCGCAAGTCGCAATCAAGGGCTCTCGGGGCGGGACAGTCCTGAACGCCATGTTTACGAAGTTAGTTGATAGAAAGGTCCAGAAAAATCTACACCGACTGGGTGTTGAAGTTTTGGATGCCGGTAAGAACATTCGCCCCTTTGCGGATATTCTCGATGACATGGCTAAATCTCTTGAAGATGTTACCCCCGCGCAGAAGGCGGGCGCCATCGCTGAGATCTTCCAGATTAGGGCTACTCGAGGCGTTCTCTCGTTTTTGACACAGGGGTCCGAAGAGCTTCGGAAGCTTCAGGATCAGCTAATCAATGTCCAGGGTGAGACGAAGGCGATGGCCGCGGTCATGCGAGATACGACACGGGGGGCGATGAAAGAGTTCAAGTCAGCTGTCGAGTCGGTAGAGCTGACACTGTTTAAGACCTCCGGGGCCACTGAATCGATCGCTGAATCGCTCACGGGTTTTACGCGAGGCGTTGATGCGTTCATCACGTTGAATCCCGCGTTGACGAAAATGACTTTCCTGCTCACCGGTCTTTCCGCAATTGCCGTTGCGATCGGCTTGGTGTTCGCGGGGATAGGAGTTGCGATCAGTTTCATTGTCGGCTCGACGGCCGGGCTTGTCGGGCTAGGCGTCGCTGCGGCTGGCGTCGCGTTCCAGTTCGGCGTATGGCTCGGGCAGCTAGATGGGATGGAAGAAGGTTTCGATCGAGCGGCTAGCCGGATTCAACGGATGGTTGATCTGCTGGCGCAAGCACGTGGCTTCCTCGGCTTCGGTGGCGGTGAGGAAGAGGAGACCGGCGGTGCGCCCCCGGGCGGTCGACCGGAGGTGATCGGTCCGCAAAGCAGACTGACCCAGAGCATCATTGAGCGGCGTGAGCTGAGCCAGCTCGACATCTTCATCAAGGGTCAGGCTGATCTGGTAGACATCGAACGGCGCGGTCGTGCCCAAGGCTTCAACCTGCAGCTCCTTCCGACGGGTGGTGCCTGATGAGCTGGCAGGAACGGCTGAAGCCAGCCGCGTATACGTCACCCAGCGGCGTCCGGCTCGAGTTCGAGTACGAGAACGTTACGAAGCGTGTGGACAAGCACACCACGGCTTTTCAGTTCCCGGATGCTGACGGGACGTTCGTACAAGTTCTGGGCCGCAGTGGTCGGCAGCTCCCGCTGCGGTTCATGATCAGCGGGGACGACTACGACCTCAGGGCCAACACGTTCGACGCGATGCTCAATGAGGACGGAATCGGTGTGCTCGAGCACCCAGTCTACGGCGTGCTCGACGTCGTGCCGTTCGGCCGCATTGAGCGCCGAGACGAGTTGAAGACTCGCGGTAACCAAGCGATCTTTGATGTCACGTTCTACGAGACCAATCGACTCGTGTTCCCTCTTCAGGCCCAGTCGGCATCCGAGCTGCTGCAGATCGCCATAGCGGCCTATACGGAGGCGGCCCCGGTCGAGTTCGAAGAGACGCTCGAGACGAGCTCGACGATTGAGGAGGTGTCTCTTAGGGACCGGTACCAGGCGGTGAAGGACCAAGTCAAGAAGGGCCTTCAGGCTGTCGCTGACGTCGAAGCGAGTGTGCAGAGTGTGTTCGATACGGTCAGCGATTCCATTGACGATGCGATCTCGGTGTTCATAAGCGATCCGCTGGCGTTGGCGTTTCAGACCGGTATTCTGATACAGACTCCGGCACGATCCGCGGCGTTGATCACCGCACGGCTCGTGGCTTACGGTAGTCTGCTTGTCGAGCTCACTACGAACGGGAAGATCTACGTGCCAAGCGTGGATTCTCAAGCATCCAACAGTTTTCGAAGTGATGATATGCTGGCGTCGAATCTCCTCGTCGCTTCGGCTCTGGCCGTGCTCAATGCGGAGTTCGACACGAAAACAGACGCACTCGCGGCGGCGGACACGTTGCTTGCCGCTCTTGACGCGTTCACCGTGTGGCGGGACGCGAACCTGTCAGCGCTCGCCATTGTCGACACAGGGTCAGTGTATCAGCAAGTGATCAACAGCATGTCGACCGCTGCGGGGTTTCTCGTCGAGATTTCGTTCAGTCTCAAGCAGGAACGGAGCGTGGTTCTCGTGGCGCCTGCTACGCCGATCGAGCTAGAGGCGCGGTTCTACAGAACGATCGACACGAACCTGGATTTCCTGATCAACTCGAATGCTTTCGTTGGCGAAGAGTTGCTTGAAGTGCCCATCGGCCGGACCGTGGTTTATTACGCATGAAGACCTACACCGTCATAACGGGAGACACTCTCGAGCGCATCTCCACGATCGCGTACGGTACGGCCTCGGAGGTCGATCGGATCCGGTCCGCCAACCCAGAGACGTCCGGCGGTCTGGCAGCGGGGATGGTTCTGACGATCCCGCCCGGGCCGGCCGATGCGAGCGTGACCCTGACGGCCCCTGCCGCTCGAGAGAATGAGGTCTCGGTGATACTCGCCGGCGAACTGTTCCGCTTCTGGACCTCCATGGCGATCGAGCGGTCAATCGACAGCTTCGATCAGTTTTCGTTGACCGCACCGTTCGAGCCTGACGAGCTGGGGTTCCGCGAAGCCTTCGCGCCGCTCTCGTTTCAGCGCGCTGAGCTGTTCGTAGGCGGCGAGCGGCTCTACACGGGCGTGAACCCCAGCAACGTGCCGCAGGTAGCCGTTGACGGCGCCACAGTGACGGCTGAGGGTTACGCGTTGGCCGGTGTGGTGAACGATTGCCCGATGCCCGGCTCGAGCTTCCCGATCGAGTACGAGGATCTGGATCTTCGCGGTATCGCAGGTCAACAGGCCAGGCCCTTCGGTCTCACCCCTGTGTTCGATGCGGAGCCAGGCGCACCGTTCGAGCGCGTCGCGATCAACGAGGGCGGCAAGGTGCTTCCGTTCTGGGCGAAGCTCGCCGGACAGCGTGGGCTCGTAGTCGGCAATGACGAATTTGGGCAGCCGGTGTTCCGGACCGAGTCTGACGCAGCCCCCGTGCAACTTCTCGAGCTTGGCAAGTCGCCTGTCGTGAGCATTCTGCCGGAGTTCAACCCGCAGCAATACTATTCCCACGTGACGGTCGTTACCCCCACGTTCCTCGGGGTTATTGACGGTGTGCAGCACACGGTGGTGAACCCCTTCCTTCGCGGTGTCACGCGTCCACTGACCTTCCAGGCTGAGGATCTGCAGGCCGGTGAAGAGGTCACGGCCGTCAACGCGAAGATGGGCCGCATGTTCGCCAATGCGATCGCTTATCGCGTGGAGCTTGCGGGCTGGCGAAACGCGAAGGGCGAGCTGTGGAGCCCGAACACGTCCGTCCGGTTGCTTGCCCCTCGTGCGATGGTCTACGAGGACACGCGGTTTCTGATTCGATCGGTGACTTTGCGGCGTGATGCGGCCAAGGACGTGGCTTCGCTGCTGTGCGTGCTGCCCGGGGCTTTCTCGGGCCGGATCCCGGAGACACTGCCATGGCTGGTGTGATCGCGAGAGTTCTATCGACGCTTCGCGTAGTGCGCGACGGCGTGTCTCGGCTCGATGTGAAGACCGATCCGGGTGGGGGCGCCAACATCACGCCCGAGCATTTCTCGCCCGCTGGTGATGACTCTGCTCCCCTGCCGGCGGATTTCTTGGGGGGGATCCCCGTGCAGGGTACGGGGCGGTTCATCGCCAGCGGGTATGTAGACCCGCTCAACCCTGGTATTGCGCTAGACGGCGAAGTGCGGCGGTACGCCCGGAACGAAGCGGGCGCGATCGTTTCGAGCGTTCATCTCTTCCGGGACGGCTCGATCGAGCTCGTGAGTGTGGTTGGCGGCAACGGCCTCAGGATCGGCGGGGACGGGGCTATCCGTGGCTTCAATTCGGCGGGTAGCTTTCAGCTTGCGGCGAACGGGGATTTCGATGTGAACGGGGCGAAGATTGATGCGAACGGGG